AGCGGTTTGCCAACCGTATCCAGGCAGGGCTGTTTCCACCGGACAAGGAATGGATGATTCTAGCTCCTGGTACGGAGATCCCGAAAGAGGCTCAAGACGAAGTCCGTGCCGGTCTGCAAAATTATACCGATAAGTTTTTCAGCATCATCCGACAGACCAATTTCGATCTGTGCATGGGCGAGTTTCTTTTGGATTTATCGGTCGGCACCGGCATCATGCTGATCCAGCCGGGTGATGATTTGCAACCCATCCGCTTCCAGGCCATACCGCAAACCCTGGTGGCGTTGGAAGAAGGGCCGCAAGGCACCGTCGAGAATGTATTTCGCAAGATGCGGATAGCGGCGGAGAACATCACCTTGACCTGGCCCGATGCGGAACTGCCTGACGTTCTGAAACGTCTGATCGAAGACAAGCCACAGGAAATGGTCAATCTGCAAGAGTCCACCATCCTGGATGTCCGTGACGGCGGATACGGCTATTACATCTGTTACAAGTCTGAAGATGACGATGAAATGGTTCTGGTCGAGCGCAAGTTGACCATATCACCCTGGGTCTGCGCCCGGTTCAGTAAAATCAGCGGCGAGGTCATGGGAAGAGGGCCGGTGGTCAGCGCACTGGGTGATATCCTCACCTTGAACAAGGCCGTCGAACTGCTTCTTAAAAACGCCTCGCTCAATATCAGTGGGATTTTCACGGCGGTTGATGACGGCGTTCTCAATCCGCAATCGATCCGCATCGTCCCTGGTGCCATCATCCCGGTGGCATCGAACGGCGGAGCCAGAGGCCCGTCCCTGCAACCGTTGCCCCGTGCCGGCGATCTGCAACTGACACAAATTGTACTTCAAGATTTACGCATGGCGATCAAGCAAACGCTCCTGGATGACAGCTTGCCGCCCGATAACATGTCGGCCAGATCGGCTACAGAAATCGTCGAGCGAATGAAGATGCTGTCGGTTAATATGGGATCAAGCTTCGGCCGGCTAATTACCGAAGCAATGATTCCACTAACCCGTAGGTCGATGCAGATCATGGATGACATGGGCCTGATTAATCTGCCGCTGAAGATCAACGGGTTGGAAGTCAAGATCGTACCGGTATCGCCGTTGGCGAAAGCGCAAAACCTGGATGATATTCAAGACGCCATGCAGTGGGCGCAAATCGCCACCCAAATGGGTCCGGTGGCGCAATCGACCATCAAGCAAGATGCGCTGGCTGACTACGTTGCCGACAAGCTGGGCGTTCCGCTTGACTTGAGAACGTCTGATGAAGAGCGTCAGCAACTGGAACAGCAAATCGGGGAAATGATGCAAGCCCAGCAACAGATGCCACCGGACGGCGCACCGCCGCCGCCAGCGGCATGATCGGCTAATTGATGGCTGACATCATCGATTTAACCACCCCAGGCTGGGAAGGCGTCAACGCCGAAAGCCCGTTGCCGCCGCCCAATTCGGAACAGTTTCAAACGGAACTGGACAAGTCCATAGCCAGGATTTCCAAGACCGATGACGGTCAAAGGTTGTTGGATTGGCTGTGCGGTGCGTTTTTGCACCAGCCGTCCTGGGCGCCCGGATACACAACCGATTTCGGTTTTTTTCGGGAAGGCCAGAACACTTTAATCAGGGAAATCTTATTAAGGAGCGAGAGAGCAAGCGATGGCTGAAGAAGCACAAGCACAGGAAGCGGAAGCTGAACCACAGGGACTGTTGGACAATGCCAAGATCGAAGAACCAGAAGCGGAGGTTGATGAGGAGGAGCTTGACCACATTGACAAAGCCGCATCCGGAGAGCGGCCAGATTGGTTGCCAGATCGATTCTGGGATGAAGACAAAGGAGCCGACTATAAGGGATTGGCTAAGTCCCAACAGGAACTTTACAAGAAGCTCCGAAACGGCAAACACGAAGCGCCGGAAGACGGTGCCTACGATCTGAAATTTGTCGGTGAAAAAATACCGGCAGATGATGAACTGATGACCAAGTTCAAGTCGATGGCGTCGGATCGTGGCCTGACCCAGGATGATTTCGAGTCGATTGTCGGCATGGTCCTGGAAACGATGCCCGAAGCGGTCGAGGCTCCGGAAGAAAAGTTCGACATGGATGCCGAAATGGCAAAGCTGGGTCCGAATGCCGAAGCGATCACCAACGGCGTGGTCAAATGGGCCGAAGGTCTGGTTCGCCAGGGAGCCTGGACCGGCGATGATTTTGAAGAGTTCAAGATCATGGGCGGCAACGCCGCCGGCATTCGTGCGCTGAACAGATTACGGCAATATTATGGTGAAAAAGATATTCCGGTGAACAGTACACCGGATACGGAATCGATGCCGACTGAAAGCGAATTACGAGAAATGGTTGCCCATCCCGATTACAACAAAAGCAGCGCCTATCGGAAAAAGGTGGCAGATGCGTTTACCCGTCATTACGGAGAGTGATTACAGGAGGTCAAATTGCCAATAACGAAATATTTTAACATTAAGATCGATAGCGAATGCGGTGAGGCAGAAGTAATCTTCACCAACGATTTTCATAAAAAGGGTCCACTGTGGAGAGCAGACATTCTCCAAGACATTATAAATAATCTGCGAGAAGAATATGACGATGCAGTGGAAGACATGGGATCCCTCTATTCGTGCCATAGTAAAACGACTGAAACGTCACAACCCTATAAAAAGCATTAAGCGCCTTGACTTTTTAAGCGTTCTATGCCTACAACTCTTTTGACCCTACCCTCTCTTGAGGCCGGTCGGTTTAGTAGCAGCCGACTAAAAATTTAGTCCTACCTGTTCAGCGACTATTTTTAACCTTGATCGAGAGGATCGAAAAATGGCAACAAGTCTGTCAACAAATTTCGTGAAGCGATTTGAGGCTGAAGTACATCATGCGTATCAGGCCGAAAGAAAACTCGCTGGCACGATCCGGACCCGTACCGGAGTCGTAGGCTCCACGGTTCAGTTTCCGAAAATGGCATCCGCCCAAGCACAGGTGGTAGTGCCGCAATCCGCTGTCTCAGCGTTAAACGTCACCCATAGTCTCGTGACGGCCACATTATCCGATTATGCCGCACCCGAATATACGTCGATATTTGACCAACAGAAGGTCAATTATGACGAGCGTCAAGAACTCGTTCAGACGCTGGGCAAAGCTATCGGGCGCAGAGCCGACCAGATTGTTCTTGATGCTCTTGCGGCATCATCGACATCGCTAACGGTGGCAAACAGCATTGGCGGATCGAACACCAATATAAACGTGGCTAAAGTGTTAGAGGCTGGCCGTTTGCTCAATGGTCAAAACGTCCCCTCCGGTGACCGCTATATGGCGATCAGCGCAGACGGGCTTGCCGCTCTTCTGACTGAAGAGAAAGCCGCATCGCAAAACTATGTGATGCACAAGGCTATGGAGGACGGGCGCGTCGATAATTTCCTGGGCTTCAAGATGATAATGGTTGGCGATATGGACGAAGGCGGTCTTGCTATCGACGGCAGTGATGACCGGACCTGTTTCGCTTGGCATAAGTCTGCAATTGGTTACGCCGAAGGTATCTCTCCGAAAACGGAAATCAATTACGTTCCGGAGCGGATTTCCTGGCTGACCAACGTAGTCTTGTCGGCCGGAGCCATCGCAGTCGATGCGAATGGTTGCGTTACGATAACGGCCAGAGAGTAGGAGATTATCAATGGCTTATTCTAAAGACGGACTTCAATTAATCGGCGGAGGGGGCAAAGCTGGGGCAGCACCCCAGGTTTGGTCTTACACATCAGCCGATGCGATTGCCACGGTGAACACCGCTGCGTATTTTAACAATGCGTCAACCCTGTTCAACGTGCGTGACATCATCTTTGTGGTGGACTCGAACACGCCAACCGCACACATCGTCAGTGTTCTGTCGAATGCTTCCGGCGTAGTCGATGTCAGTGACGGCCTTGCTATCACTGAGACCGATACTGACTAGGTGGCATGAACCAGCGAAGGTTTTTTTCCTCTCCTTTTTCCCCCTTCGCTGGTTTTTTTTGGGAGATGAAGCGTGGCAGTAAATGATACAGATGTAACCATTTGCAGCCACGCTCTGACCCTTCTTGGAGAGAACACCATTTCCTCTTTTGCAGACGGTACGGTCCAGGCAAACGTCTGTTCGGAACTGTATCCAGACATCCGCGATATGTGCATTACAATGTACCCGTGGAGTTTTTCACTGGCGAAAGTGGATCTGGCAAGATCATCAACAACCCCGATTAATGAGTGGTCATACGCTTATCCGATGCCTTCGGATGCCATCACCAAAGTTCCACGGGCAGTATTTAATTCCTCCGCTGTGGGAGCTAACCCGATAACTTCCGGCTGGGAAGTCTATCAAGGTGAAATCCTGACCGACCAAGCAGCGATCACGGTGGACTATCAGAAACGTCCTCTGGAAGCGGAGATGCCATCGTACTTTGTGCAATTGCTTAAATATGCCGTAGCGATGCACATCGCGGAGCCGGTCACTGATCAGATGTCCAAGGCCCAGCATTGGGAGCGGATTGCCTTTGGTAACCCCGTCGAAGGTGGCAGGGGTGGACACTTTCGCCAAGCCGCCGCCACGGACGGCATGGGCAGCGGCACTACCTTCATCGGAGATTATCCTTTAATCGATACACGCTTGACGTTGAGTTGATGTGACATGCCACGGGTTGTCAAAGTCCAGACCAATTTCAGCGTCGGTGAAATCAATCCGGAACTCCGTGGCCGTATCGATCTGCGCCAATATGAAAGCGCATTGGAGCGGGCGAGAAATGTTGTCTGTAAGCCGCACGGATCTGTCGAGCGCCGGCCAGGGCTGAAATACGTTTACACGATTCCATCAGCCGCCACTCCGGAAAACGGTGTGCGGTTAATACCCTTCTCATTTTCGACTACCCAAACCTATATGATGCTGTTCTCTGGCACCCGTATGATGGTGTTTAAAGAAGGCGTTCAAGTTACCAATATCAACGCTGGTGGAACCGACTATCTGGATGTGTCTTCCAGTGTCAGCGGTGTTACTGATGGCCTGACTTCCGCACGGCTGTCAAATCTTTGGTACACCCAGAGTGCCGATACGCTCCTGTTATTTGAAGAAAGCATGAAGCCGCTAAAGATCGTGCGCGGCGCGGATCACGCAACCTGGACGGTTAGTGACATAGCCTGGGACAATATTCCAAGTTATGCGTTCACGCTTTCGACCTCACAGCCGGCTGCAACCCTGACGCCGTCTGCCGTTTCCGGCAACATAACTTTGACGGCTGGCTCCAGCGTTTTTGCATCCGGCAATGTCGACCAGTATGTGGAGTCCGACAACAATTTCGGACGGGCAAGGATTACCGAATATGTCAGCGGCACTGAAGTCAAAGCCATCACGGATGTTCCGTTTCATAATACCGATGCGATTGCGTCGGGAGAGTGGACCCTGGAAGCCGGTTATGAAGATGCATGGTCTGCGACTCGTAAATGGCCGAGGACGGCCGCTTTCCACGAAGGCCGGTTGATTGTCGGCGGATCGTATTCTTTACCAAGTACCGTCTGGGGATCACGGGTTGGCGATTATTTCGATTTCAACCCAGGTCAGGTTCTTGATGATGAAGGCATGTCGGCAACCATAGACACCAACCAGGTCAATGCGATTGTCGGCGTTTTCTCCGGACGTGATCTTCAGATCTTCACCACAGGCACGGAGTTTATTTGCCCACAAGTGGACGGCTCTCCGCTTACGCCGACCAGTTTCATATTCAAGCCAATGACCACCCGTGGATCGAAGCAGGGCACCCATCCGGTTTCGACCGAAGGGGGAACGCTTTACCTACAACGTGGCGGCAAGGCGATCCGTGAGTTCCTGTTCTCTGATGTTGAAGGCTCCTATGTGTCCAACGACATCAGTATGCTGTCTTCACATTTGTTGCAGACGCCGACACGGATGACGATGCGGCGCGGCACCAATGTCGATGAGGGTGACCTGATGCTGATCACCAATTCCGGTGACGGGTCCATCGCTGCTTTTAGTATCCTTCGATCTCAGAACGTCATTGCGCCCAGTTTGTTCACCACAGACGGCGAGTTCCAGGATTGTCAGGTGGAAGACGCTGACAACCCGGCGATCTATACGGTGATCAAACGGACCATACCGGATCAATCAACTTGCACCATCACGGTCACTGACGCAGAAAATATAGCGGTCGGAACCACTATCACAATTACGGACAACGCTGGTGTATCGACAACGATGACAGGCACAGCAACAAATCCGACAACTGATCCAAATGAATTTAGTGTAGGAGTAGATAATGCATCGACAGCGGATAACATTGCGGTCGGTGCTGGCGGTGTACTCGGTATTAATGCTTTATCTGGTTATTCTGCTCCCAACCCAGCCGCAAATGTTATAACGGTTACTCGTGCGGCAATCGGTAAAAACAACCTGACGGTCACTTCTTCTGACTCCACCCGTCTGGCTGTTACGGATTTCACCAATACCGAAGTGTATTATCTGGAATTGTTTTCCAACGACTTCACCACCGATTGTGCTATTCAATATACGGCCACCGCCGGTAATCTTCCAGCGTCAACGACCGTCAGTTCTTTGAGCTTCCTTGAAGACCAGACGGTTAAAATTGTGGCGGATGACAACATGCTGTCTGATCAAACGGTGGCATCGAACCAGATTACGACCGACCGTGTCGCAACGACCTATATGGAGATCGGTATAGAGTATCCGACGTTTACCGACACCCTGGCCGGCGCATCGAAGACGACTCCGCTGGTCCGCACCATGCCGGTCGAGACAAGGTTGCCGTCCGGGCCCGTGACCGGAAACAAAAAGCGCATCGTCAAAGCCAACCTGATTCTCGACAACACTCAAAACATCACGGTCAACGGTGCGGAAGTACCGATGCGTACCCTGGGCGAAGATTTTCTGGATCAGGGCATTACCAAGTTCACCGGCACCAAGGTGATGGGGCCGTTTCTTGGGTATGACTACAAAGGCCAAATTGAAATCACACAGAGCCAGCCGATGTATATGACACTTTTGAATCTCGACTATCGCGTTAGCGTGGCGGTGGACTGATGTCCGGTATAGGTTTAGCACTCTCCGCCGCCTCTGCCTTCATGCAGTTTCGCCAGGGTCAGGCCCAGGCGGCGATGTACAAAGGCATGGCCGGTGGTTTGGAAGTCCAGGCCCAGTTCACCCGTTTCAGCGCCAAACAGGAAAGCTTGAAACATCGTAAGAATGCGGCCGATAGTCTGGATGCAACTTTGATGCGTCTGGCACAGATCAATGCGGCGGCTGGTGCCGGTTATATGGACCCGTTTTCGGGCAATCCATATGGTCTTCGCGTCCAGGCCCTGGATGTCGGCGGCACCAACTATGCAATGGCTAGGCTGAACGAAACCATCACCATTTTGACCGGTGAGGGTCAAGCGCAGATGCAAGAATATCAAGCGGCCCGTGCCCGTGCTGCCGGCAAGACAGCCAAGCAATTCGGCATGATGGGCGCAATGCTGACGCTGGCCGGTGGTGCCTTTAAT